TCTAATACTGCGATAATCTCGTCAGCATCTTCATCGTCTGGATCAATACCGGGAATATCAAATACAACGTAAACTTTCATGCTGTTCTCACAATAACAACACACTTTGTTCCGGTTTCATCATTATCTATATTATTCACCATGCCCGGTTCGTCATGGCTACCAAGATACCAAGTATCCTTACTATTCACATTGAAAATAATATCCTTAGTCTTGAGGTTGACATCATCATACCCACCCTCATAACCAAGAGTAAGAACCCTCATATCGGACGGATAATTCTTCAACTGCTCAATAAGTTCGTTAACGGTCATTTTTATTTCCTTAGTATTGTAAACCAGCGAATCTTTTACGCCCCGATTCTAGCCTTACTGGTAGCCCTGTTACGGACCAGTAAGAAACCGTCCACGGAAATCCTCCCTAGATATGTTCATGACTCATATCGTCTGGCTCTTGGGAACGGTTACTGGTTGTATTTTAGACAGGCCGGGACACTTACACTTAGAAGCGCCTCAGTTACTCCGCCTGTCTTTGTATTGGCCGTGGTCTGGACGCAATCCCACATAGATAGGCACTACTATACAGCGTATAAGCCCGCTGTCAACCCCACGCTGCATAACAGCCGTAGGTTTATCGTAATGGCTTATCCCTATCTAGTCCCTTGAGCATGGACCCACGGAAGTTTGTATTCTACACTCTATTATCGGCCTGTCAAGACATTTTCTTGAAGATTTTTTGGACACACACCAGCCAAACATCGTTCCACATACAAACAAGACCCATAATTGCTATGGGCTAATCTAATAGCATCCCATTCGCTAGGTGATTTAACATAACCCACCAGACGATTATTTTGCCAAACGGCCCAAGTATAACTCATAATTTTCTCCTGTTCGAGTCATTCTACTAGATAGTATCGGCTTGTCAAGAGGTTTTCTTTAGAAAATCCTAAGTGGTTGATAAGTAAGCACTTACGTCGCGGCCGGCCCGCCCATCTCGCCCTAAGTCCTTTACTAGCAAGAACTTAGAGCGATGGGGCGATACTCAGAACATCATAGCGGCCAAACCACTCTTGAAGAGCGTACCACCCAAGAGGGGGCGACGCACATTGCGAGTACGTTCGGCGTAGAAATTGCGAATCTTACCATCCGGCGTTTGAGCGGTCACCAGATGATGAGTACGCACAAACTGTCCATCGTGTCTTCGATAACGGCTAGTAGCATTCAGCCTAGCGATACTATCATTGCTAAGACGATGCACACTAATTACCTTAGCCATAAAACGCTCAGGATCACCAGTAACCGGCTGTTCATACTCAAAGTTATAAACACTACCGATCCTAGCAGTAATCAGCGAATCATTCAATCCACGATAGATATGAAACAACACAAAGCAGACCAGACCAACCAGACAAATCGTAGAAACCAGAGCAGCAGCAATAAAATCGTTCATCTTTTTCCTTTCAGTTAGTTACCTTATGTCACAAGTATACCATCATCTCACACCTTGTCAAGTTCGATATTCCAGTTTTTCTTGGCAAACCTCTTTAGCGGATGAATCGCACGTTCTCCCACATGTAATGAATAAAAAGGTTGGCTAGAATCTGCCGGATATAACTTGACCAAACTACCATCACAAAATTCTATCCTGAAACCAAGTTTTCCTAATCCTTTCAGAATCTGGTTGATATTTTTCAACTCACCACCATCCCGTCCAGAAAAGGATACGGCTTGTCGTTGATTTTCACGAACCATTCATAGTTCTTCTGGAAAACATAACGCGGGCTATACTGATTGATACGATCCTTAGTGGTCAAGGTTTGCCAACCCCCACTATTCAGGGTATAAGTACCATCCTCATGAATCTTGACCACATAGGTACTATGCAGCATGATTCCAACGCTACCGTCGCTCAGAATCTCCGCGTAGGTATTGTTGCCAACCTTGCGACGCCCCGCATTCCGCTTGCCACGAACCATCCTAACCGCTTCAGAATGAGTCATCATCTTTCTCCCTTGGTGAGTCCCAATCATACCATATTTATCGGCCAACGCAAGAGGTAATCTTTAGAAAAATCTTTTTGACGTAAGGTGTTGAGGATTAAGCACTTACGCCAAAGTCGGCCGCACCGTTTTGATCTAAGTCCTTACAGGACAAGGATTTATAAACTATCGGTCATAATGGCAAAATACATGATAAAAGCACAAGAGATAATTACAAAAGCATGAAAACTACTAATCATTTCCACAATACCTCCACAATTAGACCAATAATCATAACCACCACAATAAGCACAATTGCCCCATCCATGAGAACCTCCTTGTTCTGCACAATTCTACATTGTTTTTATCGTTTGTCAAGAGCCAAAACTTTAGGCCGCGAGTTCTTTTAACTCCAAAGTCTTACCATTTGAATAACACTTAGCATATCTGATTTGATTTTCCAAACGATTTTTATTCATGCGTTTGATCTTGATACCCTTTGGGGTAACAAATACTAAAATAATTTCGTGAAAATAACCACTTTTGATATTTTGAAACCTATAACGATACTTTTTACCAGATATGGGTTGTGCAAGGGAGGACTTTACTTCTACCTTTTTTCCATTTACAACCATATCATAAGAATGATTACCACCAAAATAATTAACCCTATTACCCATAGTGATTAAATAATCACGAATCATACGCTCAATAGCGTTGGCCCTGTGCTGAGTACCCATCTTAGAAAGTTTATAGCACAGAGCATTCTTTTTCCGGCTATAAATACTTTGGCACTTTTTCAGTCCCTTGATTTCCTTCTCGATCTTACGAAAATGTCGAAGAGTAAGCATCGTTTTCTCCTTTGAACGATATTTTAGTCGAGAAATCTATTTTGTCAAGTGATCTATTTTTTGGCTGACTACATCCACACAATCCAAATCCGTAGGATTAGGTAGGACTACCAACCATCCCTCACGGCCTGTCGATTCTTGGCTTCGCGAGTGCGAAGTCGCTTGGGTCGATTGTCGTGCTGTCCGCTTCCGCTCTTGTGGTCGTGATGGCCCGTACCAAGAGCCCACAACGGACGAACATTCAGTTGCACAACGATACTCTTTTTTCGCTTGCTCATGGTGTTAGGATACCATACTTATCGACGCTTGTCAAGAAAAACTGCAATATTTTCTAAGTGCTTGTGCAGTAAGCACTTACATCAAAATCGTGCCGCCCGCCGCGTCGTAAGTCCTTACGCGGCAAGGGTTTGCTTCAAATCTTACTGTAACTGAACGAGCGTACACCGCAGTCCAGAGCATTTTCCAACGCTCCGGATATTGACACAAGGTGGTCATACCTGTCCAAAGGATCAGTACCGCCACACTCCGGAACAGAAATTACAACCATCTTGTTTCCAAGAAAAATACCATCTTCCGAATCATTGTCAACCGTGATGTTATCGCAAATGTAATCGATCATATTCAGAAATCCTCCCCGTAGTAATCGTGATAAGCGTCAATATCATCGTGATACGATCCATAATCTTCATCGGTTCCCCAACCGGCTGAAGTCATGGCACTATCATGGTCACCATCCATGCTATCATCGTAGTCGTCATCGTCCACGCTATTTTCCTCGATGTAATAATCGTTGTAATCTTCGACCTCTTGATAGAAATCGTCGTGATCATCGTAATTCATATCATCATCCTCGTAAGAGTTATCGGGATCATACAGCGGATCGGGGTGACTCATCATTTTCTCCTTTTCAAACAAGATACCACGGATTGCCAGCGTCGTCAAGATACACTTCGTCAAAAATATCGTCCGCACATCCGACTACTTCTGCCCAGTCGAGCGGATGGCAGTCGAGTTCGTCAATCGGCTCGACCATCGGTTCCAGAATACCCTCGTCGGCCATACCAGCAAGAATCGCGTTGATGTCCTCGAAATCGTACATGAGAACCTCCGTTGGGGTGATGGTCGGATTCTACACTACTTATCGACACTGTCAAGCAGAAAATCTTAGAAAAAAGATTATTTTTTGTGGCACAGCGTTTGCTTTGCTACTCGTCGTAAGTGCTTGTCCCATATGGAGTTACGTCGCCGGGGGCGGCCCGATTTCGCCGTAAGTCCTTACGGTTCAAGGGTTTACGCTGGCTATAGCCACTCTTGCAAACCGACAGGTTATGCTGAGACAATCCTAACTGGCATGAATGAACACTTGTTCAGTAACTGTACGGTTGCTCACCGTTACGATCCAGTTTTTATTACTGCCATCTTCACGCAATAGTGAATTGATAATGCCAACATGAATCTTACCCTTAGTATCCACCACGCTACCATACTTGCCAGTTCGCATAGCAGACAGAATTTTATCGAGGCTATTCATACATTTCCTTTCAGTTATCATTTCTATTTTCGTGATAACGTCGAAGCAATTCGCCAGCGGCAAAACTAACGCACATATTAGGAAACGTTCTAGCGTGGACGGAAACATTACTGGAAACACTTTGCATGTTTACCATCCATCTTCCAAGTATATCGGTTTCCATCTTTCTAATAAAATCTAAAACTTGCTTTTCGCTGTCAGTCATTTCTAATCCTTTTCTTCAATCTTACCAAACGTTTCCGCCGCGTCAACACCTACTTTGAGGGATGGAGCCTAAAATACTTTGCCCACAAGTCATCCATAACCATCTGGACTGCCCGATCCTTAGAACCGCGAAAAACCCAGTAATTCGCCTTGATATCGAACAGGCGAACGGAACCATCGTTCTCTTGCGAGAATATGAAACCCGCATTGTAAGCGTAACGGTAAATGCTCTTCCGAATCGTTTCAGTCTTAGGGGGCTTTCTCATTTTCATCTTTCTCTCTTTCTTATACCTCTATATAATGCACTTCCCATGCCAAAGTCCGAAAAATATTTTTGGGATCGTAAGTCTAGTATTTTCAAGGATTTACGATTTTCTCAGTTTGAGACGCGATTCGTGGCACTGTAGCATTTTGCCACACACTGTAGCATTTTGCACAGCATTTTGCTACACCACCTTTGGAGTCGCTGTAAGTTGTTGTTGCACAAGGGTTTACGTCGAGCGGGGCGGCCCGATTTCGCCGTAAGTCCTTATGGGACAAGGGTTTGCGTCAAGTTATGATCTACTGAACAAATGTCAATCCCCCACGAAGGGGGATATCTCATCATCCATGAGGCTAGCGTACTGCTCTGCGAGAGCAACCACTCTTTCGGGGGAGCCAGGCTTGCCAACTGGAAAACGCATACGATCCTCACCCCCTACCATGCGGGGGTCGGCCTTTTCGATCTTACTCTTGCCAATCTTTCGCAGAGCGGAACGATTGAACTTCAATACCTTCTCGCTGGTAATCGTACCACCATCAGCGGTACGCTTGTCGCAAGGGATCGCCATACCGTAGAAGATACCACGCACTGTACGCTTGTACTGTTCGACAATAGGGAACTTTTCCATTTTCTTTCTCTCTTTCTTGTGTCTTGATTCTACCAAACTTTTCTGTCGCGTCAACCCCTATTAGGCGGGGCATGATGGATCGTCGATTTCCTCGATAACGCAGTCGCAGTGTTCCCAGCATCGGGGACACAATTCGAGACCAGCGATATCACCAACAATCTCAACACCACAGCAATCGGAATAGTAAACTTCAATCTTGCTCATTCTTTTCTCTCTTTCTTATGTCTCTATATAATGCACTTTCCGTGCCATTCAGCAAAAAATATTTTTTTCTTCCTAAGTCCTTACGCCACAACACTTTACGACATTCTCATTTTGAGACGGGGGTGTGCCAAGGTGAGGCATTTTGCTACAGGTGTTGCATTTTGCTACAGCATTTTGCTACACCACCTTTGGGGGGCGACGTAAGTGCTTGATACATAAGGAGTTACGTCAAAAATGGCGGCCCGATTTCGCCGTAAGTCCTTACGGTGCAAGGGTTTACGCTCTAGCGTTCAGCCTGCGAGACTCTTCCCTATACCTGTACAACAGTTCACGAGCAGACGCGCGTATACCTTCCTTCAGTATTTCACGAACGCTACCGCTCTCATGGGGCAGTCGTACTTGGGCTTCGTGGAGCCACAATCGTATGGTACTCGTTTCCATACTCTCGAACGACGATTGAAAGTAGTTAGTATCCATTCAAGCATTCTCCACGATCACGCTCACAACCTTGTCGGCATACATGGACCGATAGCCCACCGTATCATCGTTGACCAGAATCAACGTTCCCTTGTTGGGAATCTCACGAACGCTAACCAGTTCACCGGTGAACGATTCGCCAGTACTATAGACCACACTCAACCTATCACCAACATGGTAAACCATCTTTTTCTCTCTTTCTTTTCTACGATCCTACCAAACTTTTCTTCCGCCACAACCCCCCTTATAGGGAATCACTGGATTGCATAGTCATCGACCACGTAACCCATTTCATCAATCTGGATGAATCCACCATCATCACAGAATCCCAATTCATGATTGATTTCGATCATGTTGTCATTCTGGCGAACACTTTCCAGAAGATCCATTGCGAAAGCAACGCGACCAACAAACGTGGTCATCGTCGTGGTATTGATCAGATCACGAAGTTCAGAAACGGTGTTGAGGACGATAAGGTTTTCCATTTTTCTTTCTCTCTTTCTTTGTTGCCAGATATATATGCGAATGTCGTGCCATTCGAGAAAAAAAATACGATTTTCCATAACCCCTTGAAAAATATAGGGTTACAGCATTCTCAATTTGAGACGGGGGTAAGGATCACTGTAGCATTTTGCGTCATACTGTAGCATTTTGCACAGCATTTTGCGTCACCCGCTTAGTAGGGGGGTTTTTTCATTTTATTGAGAACGATTCTCAAAACTGGCGGCGGCCGGGGGTGGTGCAAACACGATCCGAACACCATAAAATAATTGGCCGTATTCCCCTAATAACTAATAAAAAAAGGGAGCATGATGCTCCCCAATTTTATCTGATACCAACTTCTATATGTTCAATTAGAAGCTTGAATACCAGCGCTAACGATACTATCTTGAACAAAGTTTCTATTTTTGGGTTTCCTTCCGCGACTCTTTTTCAAAGATAGTTTTCGTCTTTGTCTCCTAATCATTGGTGCTGTAATCTGATCGTTGCCAGATATTCTGCTTATATTTAATGCTAATTCATCATCGCTTAGTATAGCATGATTATCTTTTATATACTGCAACTCTGTTGTGCTCCACTTATGGTAAGATGACCTCATATTTATCTCCTTGAACTAGACTAAAGGTGTAGTAACCTTATTATTATAATACGATCATAACCGTTAGCAAGGGCCGCTTTATGAATAAAAATTACAATTTTGTACCGTCAGTATTACATACTACAGCACAACAAATAGATGTTACAGAAGATTTACAGGCCGAATCCACAAAAACAATAGCAGAACTACTGCATGAAAAAGAAGAACAAGAAAAAGACCCAAAAGCCTTGTCTGCCGAATAATGTTCAAGAAGAAGACTTTTTAAAAGCTATAGATAATGTTGCTAAAAAATTAGCACATAAATTTAAATTTGGATATCATAGTTTTGAAGATATGAAACAACAAGCTATTATTTTTGGCTTAGAATGTTTAGATAAATATGATAACAAAAGGCCCCTAGAAAACTTCCTATGGACCCACGTTAGAAATAGACTTTTTAATTATAAAAGAGATCACTATCAAAGGCCCGATAAACCTTGTTTTAAATGTCCCGAAAATGATCCTTCTCTTTCCTGCTCAAACAATGGATGTAAAGCATTTTCAAACAAGAGCGATTGCGAACTATACAAACTATGGGAAAAAAGAAATAATAATAAGAAAAATTTAATGACCCCACAAAATATAGATGATATGAATGTTTTTAGTAATGAATCTAGTATTTGTGGTGATATTGCAAATAAGGAACTACTAGAACTAATAGACAAACATATGCTACCATCAGACAGGGCCGTTTATATCAAATTAAAACACGGACAAAAAATACCTAGTGCAGAATTAAATAAACTTAAAGAAACTATATTAAATATTATAGCTAATTACCAATGACTATTCCTAAAAAAAGAGGACAACTCAGTCTAGACGAAGAAAAATATATTAAAGATAATATTCATTCTTTATCTGTGGCCGATATTGCTAATAATCTTAACAGAAACATAGCCCCGATACAAAAATATGCGGAACAAAACTTTTTATTTACTGACCAAGAATCCATAGCAGACCTTGAATATTTAAAACTTAAACTTCATACTAAGCCGTTTTGGCCCGAAATTACTAAACAATTTGACAATACATCAGGAGAATTAGAATACTTTGAGAACACTTGGGTAAGTTTAATTAAACAATTCAGAGAAGATGTTCTTCCTGCTGAAGAATTACAAATTAAACAATTTATTACTATTGATATTCTTATTAATCGGAGTATGAAAGAGCGTAAAAGACACATAGCCGACACTGAAAAAATACAAACCGAGGTTGATAAAGAGTATGCTAAATCAGAGGATCAAAGAGATATTCCGAAATTGGCCAACCTGGAAACGCAGCTATCATTCGCCCGTAACAGTATCGCTAATTATACTAATGAATATACCAAGCTTCTTAACGAACAACAAAAAATTAGTAAAGATCTTAAAGCTACTAGGGAGCAAAGAATCAAACGAATAGAAGATGGTAAAAGCTCTTGGGTAGGATTAATACGAATGCTAGAAGACGAAGAATTAAGAGAAAAACAAGGTCGTGAAATGGAAATATTGAAATTAGCCACTCTTAATCAAAAAAATAAACTTGAGCAACTTCACTCATACTCTAATAATAATATAGATCGCCCCTTTTTAACACCAGAAAGCGTGGAAAAATATGACAAATAAAACTGCCGTTATTACAGGAATTTCAGGTCAAGACGGATCATACTTGGCCGAATATCTGCTATCACTACCAGAGTATACTAAAGTAATAGGAATTCACAGAAGACTATCCAATAATAATGGATTATCAAGAGCATCCCATCTTCTGCATAACCCTAAATTCTTGTTAGAAGAAGGTGATCTTACAGATTCTCATTCTGTATGTAATATAATCAAAAAGTATTCTCCACACGAATTTTATAATCTAGCAGCTCAGAGTCATGTGGGTACCAGTTTCAAACAGCCCAATTTAACTTTTAGCGTAAATACCGGCGGCGTAGTTAATATACTAGAAAATCTATTAAATTATTCGCCCCACACCAAACTATATCAGGCCAGCACAAGCGAAATGTTTGGTCAAGAATTTTCAGCAGCCGAAAATCATGATTTAAATACTATAGAAAAATTTCAAGACGAAACTACTCCTTTTAAGCCTCAAAGTCCATACGGCGCTAGCAAATTAGCTAGTCATCATTTGGTAAGAATATATCGTGAAGGATATAATCTATTTGGTTGTTGCGGCATACTATTTAATCACGAAAGTCCACGACGCGGCGTAAATTTTGTTACTAAAAAAATTACTAATTATATAGGTATGCTACAAAACAATCTAACAAATGAAAAACTTAAACTTGGTAATCTAAATAGTTGCAGAGATTGGGGCCATGCTAAAGATTATGTGCGCGCTATGCATCTTATGTTACAACAAAATATTCCTGATGATTTTGTTATCTCCACCGGCTCATCACACTCTATTAAAGAATTTTTATCCATAGCTTTTAATTTGGTTAATAAAAATTATGAAGATTATGTGGAAATTGATAGCGAATTTATTAGACCAGCAGAGGTAGATTATTTACGAGGACGATCCACAAAAGCTTATCATATTTTAGGATGGCAACCACAAATATCTTTTGAGCAGCTAGTACAAGATATGGTGGATTATGACGTTAAACAATACGCCCATAGCAAATATAAAAAAGTTGTTTCATGAGATTTTTTAATTCTTTAGAATACAAACAGTGGAGAAAAGGGGTCTATACAAGAGACAACAAAACTTGTCAATGGCCCAATTGTAATAGTAAAAAAAAGATAAATGCTCATCATATAAAAACGTGGGCAAATCATCCTGGATTACGATACGATGTTAACAATGGAATAACACTATGTTACGAACATCATAAAATGATCAGGGGCATTGAAACTTATTACGAAGCAGTTTTTTTAAAAATAGTAGCGGACAAGAAAAAAGATGACAGATCCTGAATATACCATAATTATTGATTCTAGAGAACAGCAACCATGGACTTTTAGAAATAAAGTTACAGCTGTAAATAAATTAGATACTGGAGATTATAGTATACAAGGATTAGAAAATTTAGTAGCAATAGAAAGAAAAAAGAGTGTTAGTGAACTAGCAACTAATATTACAGAAAGCAGATTCAAGGATGTTATACAAAGGTTAAGTGAAACAAAATATGCTTTTATGCTTTTTGAATTTTCTTTAAAAGATATTCTAATATATCCAATAGGATCTAATATTCCTAAAAGCAAGTGGCAATATATTAAAATTACTGCAAATTTTTTACTAAAAAATATAACAGACTGGCAATTAAAACATAATATTAAAGTATATTTTTGCGGATCTCATTCTTATGCTGAGAATCTAGCAGGATATTTATTACATAAAATTTATAATCAAGAAAAAGGAAATTTACATAATGAGACTTGATTTTCCTATAACAATTACTCCTCCGCCATATACTGATCCATCAACTAAAAAAATTACTCAGCCAGAATCTATAACTTTACAAGATTTAAAAATAACTTATATTGATAGTCCGGATCAAAAAAAATTAGTAGCAAGAATAGACTCATTACCCTATGTGCTTCCTTTGGTAGAATCAGATCAAGAATATGATAATTTGGGTGATTATTCTAGTTCCATTAGAGAAAAATTAGTTAAAGAAAAACTAGGATCAGATCCGGCAGCTAAAATAAGATCTTTGTTTCCTCCTACGTTAGAAGAATTTCCAAATGGTCCTGGTACAATACTATCACAAATGATTAAAAGCGTTGGCGTATCTATAACACCAACATGCAAATGTATGAAACATGCTAATGAAATGAATACTAAAGGAGTAAAATGGTGTGAAGATAATACAGAAACAATTATAGAATGGCTTAAACAAGAATGCAAAGAACGAAATATTCCATTTATTCCAACAGTAGTTCGTATGGTTGTTAATCAAGCTATTAGTAAAGCTAAAAAACATGTCATATAATTTTGATGATGCATGGTTAGGTCTAGGAGATTTATCTAAACTAACTATTAGTCGTAATCTTATGATTAATAGATCCAGAGAAGATATAGAAAATCCAGATAAGCATTTATTAAAAATTATGAGAGATCCGAACTATTTAGGATCAACATGCAAACTGCTAATGAATATTGAACTACATCCTGTGCAGATAGCAATATTACAAGAATTTTGGAATAGAGCTTTTCCAATGTTTGTTGCTAGTCGTGGTTTTGGTAAAAGTTTTTTATTAGCATTATATGCTACATTAAAATGTATCTTTATTCCTGGAACCAAAATAGTTATAGTTGGTGCAGCATTTCGTCAAAGCAAAGTGATTTTTGAATATATGGAAACGATTTGGAGAAATAGCCCAATTCTAAGGAGCATATTCAACGGTAATGATGACGGTCCACGAAGAGATGTTGATAGATGTACAATGAGATATGGCGATAGCTGGGCTATTGCTATTCCAATGGGTGACGGTAGTAAAATTAGAGGTTTAAGAGCACATATTATTATCGCAGACGAATTTGCGTCAATATCGCCCGATATTTATGAAACGGTTGTTTCAGGTTTCGCAGCCGTGAGTGCTAGTCCAATACAAAATGTCAAAGAACAAGCTAAAAAAACAGCGATGCAAGAAATGGGTATATGGAATGATGAATTAGAAGCATTAGACACAAAAATGAGCAATCAGGCCATAATATCAGGAACAGCAGACTATGCCTTTAAGCATTTTGCTAAATATTGGAATAGATACAAAACTATTATTAATAGCAAAGGAGATATTAATAAACTTAAAGATGTATTTCCAGAAAGTGTTCCAGAAAATTTTAATTGGAAAGATTATAGTATAGTAAGAATACCATATGAATTAATCCCTAAAGGATTTATGGATGATAAACAAGTTGCTAGAGCAAAAGCCACTATTCATACTGGTATATATAATATGGAATATGCTGCTTGTTTTGTTGAGGACAGTGAAGGATTTTTTAGGCGTAGTTTAGTAGAAAGTTGTGTTGTATCAACAGAAAAAAATATAACAGACTCCCAAGGCAGGCCAATACTTTTTGATGCAATAGTAAAGGGTTCCTCACACAAGCAATACATATACGGTATCGATCCTGCATCAGAAAATGATAATTTTAGTATAGTTATTTTAGAATTAAACAATGATCATAATAGAGTAGTATATTGCTGGACAACCAATCGTAGTAATTTTAAAGATCGTCAAAAGACAGGGCTAGTAGAAGATCATGACTTCTATGGTTTTTGTGCAAGAAAAATTAGAAATTTAATGAAAACTTTTCCATGCGCTAGAATAGGATTAGATGCTCAAGGAGGAGGTATAGCTATAGAAGAAGCCTTACATGATCCGGATAAGTTAAATGATGGAGAAATATTAATTTGGCCAACTATAGACTACAGCAAATCCAAAGAAACTGATAATCAGCAAGGCTTGCACATACTTGAACTTATACAATTCGCTAGAGCAGATTGGACTAGTCAAGCTAATCATGGTTTACGAAAAGATATGGAAGATAAAGTATTGCTATTTCCAAGATTTGATAATCTTACACTAGGTTTAACGCTAGCAGCAGAAGGACAGGATATATTAACAACAGATCTTAATCCTATTTATGATAATCTTAGCGAATGTGTTGTAGAAATTGAAGAACTTAAAAATGAATTAACCACAATTGTTATGACACAAACTAGTCAGGGCCCTAATGCTAGAGATAGATGGGATACTCCAGAAATAAAACTAACTAGTGGTAAAAAAGGCAGATTAAGAAAAGATAGATATAGCGCCTTGCTTATTGCTAATATGTTAGCTAGACAAATGACTAGATCATATAAAACTATTGAATATGATGTTGTAGGAGAAAATGCTAAAAATGCTACAAAATTAAATGGCCAAATGTACAAAGGTCCAGAATGGTTTACATCCAGCGCTAATGATAACGATATATATTTGGGTATTTATAATAATTGAGTGTATTATTAAAGTAATCACATCATAATCCTACTGCATTACAATTAATATTATGGCTAAAAAATATCCAAAAAGCGAAACAGTTAATACGACCAATAATCCCGACGAACCAGCTTTTATAGCTTGGGGAGACGACGAAGCTTCTCGACAAGAAGCCATGAAAATTTCTGGACAATCATTGTCTGAATATACAGTTGTTGAAAAAGCGGGCGCAACAAGACGATATAATCTTGATTATTCTGATCTTGATCGTAATACGTCAGGCAGACCAGGATTAACCAAATCTGACTACTATTATTTTAGACCAGGCGAAGCTATTCCTGTTAGACAAAAACAGATAATGCAAAAAGCCGAAGATATTTATCAAAGAGTTGGTTTAGTAAAAAATGTTATTGACCTTATGGGCGATTTTGCTTCTCAGGGAGTTAGATTGGTTCATAAAGATAAAAGAATAGAAAGATTTTATAAACAATGGTTTAAAAAGATTAGGGGTAAAGATCGTAGCGAAAGATTTTTAAATAATCTATACAAGACTGGAAACGTTGTTGTTAATAGACAAACAGGTAAACTAAGCTTAAAAGTAGCTAACGATCTTTATAAGAGCGTATCATCTCCAGATCTCTTGGTAGATAAAATTATAACTCCAATCGTTGAAAAAAGAGAAATTCCTTGGAAATATACTTTTATAGATCCTGTTGTAGTAGACATAACGGCTGGCCCAATAGCATCATTTGCACAACAAAAATTACTTGAAATTTCTTTACCAGCACCAATTAGAAAAGCTATATTAGCTCCAAAAACCGAAATTGAAAAACAGATTGTTAATTCTTTACCACAAAATATTGTCGAGGCAGCAAAACAAAAACGTGGATATCCATTAGATCCTAATAAAACTCTAGTCTTTCATTACAAGAAAGATGATTGGCAAAGCTGGGCATATCCTATGATATATGCTATTATGGACGATATTACCATTCTTGAAAAATTAAAATTAGCAGATATGTCAGCACTAGATGGCGCGATATCTAATATTCGTATTTTTAAATTAGGTAGCTTAGAACATAAAATATCTCCTACCAAAGCAGCAACCAGTAAATTAGCACAAATTTTAGGCAATAATGTTGGTGGTGGTACAATGGATCTTATTTGGGGTCCAGATATTGATTTGCTAGAAAGTAAAACTAGTGTGCATCAATTTTTAGGAGAAGGTAAATATATTCCTCATTTAAATAGCGTATATGCTGGTCTTGGTATTCCTCCAACGCTCACCGGCACATTTGGTGCAGCAGGAACAACAAATAATTTTATTAGTCTAAAAACCCTCACACAAAGATTACAATACGGAAGAGATGTATTAACAGAATTCTGGGAGAATGAAATAGCGATAGTACAAAAAGCTATGGGTTTTAGATATCCTGCTAAAATAGAATTTGATAAAATGGATCTTAGTAATGAAGATTCCGAAAAGGCTTTACTTATTCAATTAGCAGATCGTAATCTTATTAGTGACGAATTATTACATAGTCGTTTTGGTTTTGATGCCGATATAGAAAAATCAAGACTATCAAGAGAATCTAAAGATAGGGCAAAAAATCGTATGGTTAGAAAAGCTGGGCCGTGGCATGATCCTCAATTAGAAAATTCATTAAAGAAAATAGCTCTACAAAGTGGATTAGTATCTCCTAGTCAAGTTGGACTAGAATTAGAAAAAAAGAAAAATGGCGAAAAAAATGCTATGGAACTTAAACAAGAATTGGCAATGCCTAAACTTGGTTCGCCAGTAGCACCATCTGTTGGACCAAATTTATCTGGACAACCTAATCAGGGTCGTCCTAAAAATAGTAAAGATACCACCCAAAGAAAGCAAAAGCAATTTTCTCCTCAAACAGGAGCTAGCTTAAATATATGGGCAAATAATGCTCAGGATAAAATTAGTAATATTATTAATCCTATTATTTTAGACTTCTATAATAAAAAAAATCTTAGAAGCTTATCTAATGAAGAAAGCAAAGAATTAGAAAAAACTAAAACTAAAATTTTATTCACATTAGATCCTTTTGAAAATATTAGTCATAATTCTGTTGTTAGTAAACTAGAAACTATAAATGATCAAAAAATTCTAGCTACTATGGATATATATAGTGTATGGTTAAATAGATTAAAATCTGATTTGCAAGAAGAATTGTCTACTGAAAATATTAAACAAGCTAAATCTTCATTCTATACTACCCTCTATTCTTTAGATAATTAATTATGAATATATTTATTGCCGAACAAGAAGATGGTCTAGAAGATATTATCAAATCATCCGCATCCATAACCTATGCATCTATTGCAGAAAAAGCTGATTCTAAAGACGAACCAGCAATGAGATGTATGGTAAAAAGCGAAGCATCTGTCAAAGATTCTGATTTATATTATGTTCAATCTATTTTAGTAAGTTCATCTTGGAATAAAAATGATGATATTTTTGACAAAGCAGAAGTTTGGGCAGCAAAAGATTCTCCAGAAGACAAACCAACAAATCTTGAACACGATGAAAATACTATAATCGGCCACATAACTGCTAATTGGCCAATTGATGATAGTGGAAATATTATAGATAAAGATATTCCATTAGATCAACTACCAGATAAATATCATATATTAACAGGATCCGTTATTTATAGGGGATTTACAGATCCTGAACTTAAAAATAGAGCAGAAACATTAATTTCAGAAATTGAAAATGGAACCAAATTTGTAAGTATGGAATGTTTTTTTAAAGGATTTGATTATGGATTGCTAAATACTAAAAATGGTAAATATTCTACATTACCAAGAAACGAAAGTACGGCCCATTTAACCAAGTTTTTACGAGCTTATGGTGGAGTTGGCCAACATGAGAACTATAAAATTGGTAGAGTTTTACGAAATATTACTTTTTCTGGAAAGGGTTTTGTTAATAAGCCCGCTAATCCTGATAGTATAATTTTTTCACAAAGTTGTATTTGTGATAAAAAAAATGATTCTTTCGAAGAATTAGGTGTATTACTGAATCAGTCAACCTGTATACCGGAGACAATAGATATGAGTTTAGACACAACACAAAATAACGTAGCAACTGAAGTATCGGAGGCATCAGTGGTCACAGAAAACACCAATGAGTCTCCAGTAGCAGAAGTAGTGACTAACACAACAGAAACCGAAGCTGCTGTTCCAATGAATAAAGATGAAGATACTCTCATGAAAATGGTTGAGGAAAAAGCTATGAAAATGGCTGAAGAGAGAGCCATGAAAATGGCAGAAGAAAAGGCTATGAAGATGGCCGAAGAGAAAGCTATGAAAATGGCAGAAGAAGTTGCTCTAATGAAAGCTGAGTATGAATCAAAATACAAAGCTGCACTAGCAGAACTAGAAGAAGCTAAAGAAGCTATCGCTGCTTATAAGGCCAAAGAAGTTGAAGACATGAAAAAAGAGAAAAAGAACAAAAGAATGGCCGCTCTTATCGATCTTGGTGTAGCTAAAGAATTAGCTAATGAAACTGTTGATAAGCTAGAAAAAGTTGATGATGACACATTTGAAACATTCAAAACACTTTTTACTAACAATTATAAAGCAGAAGAATCAGTAGCTAGCGAGAATGAAGAAGTTACTCCAGAATTGCTTGATACTGTAGAAACTGAAGAATCAGTTAATTTATCTGTTGGCTCAGAAAGTGTTTCTTCAATAGACACTACCCGTGCCGAACTTGTTGAATTCGTATGTGCTAGACTAGGCAAAAAACTTAATAAGGGAGAATAATATGGCTCTTAAACCTGATCGTATCGAAGTACTTACCGATGTATCATTTTTCATGAATACAACTGGCGCTAGGGGCGGTGTTGTTTGCACTACAACTAGTGGTTCAGGCGTAGCAATGGATGATTCTGCTGCTGTTGTGGCATATGCTGCTGCTGCTAGCGGTTCTCTTCCAGTCGGCGTTCTATTAAATGACGTAGTCAATTATGATCTAACCAGACAGCACATCAATTGGCACAAAGATGAAGTGCAAGTTGGTGGCAAAGTCACACTGTTGCGTGTTGGTCAAGTTACTACAAATCTGGTTGATGGTACCCCAAGTGCTGGTAGCGGCGCTTATGTTGGTGCTAATGGCCTAATTTCTACCACAAGTACCAACGCTGTGCAAATTGGCTCATTCTTGAGCAAAGTAGATGCTGATGGTTACGCCAAAGTCTCAGTCAACATTCGATAATTTTTTAAAATAAGGGAGAAACACTTATGTCAGAAGTTAATACTAAAGCTTTTAAGCCAACACCAGAACTTACCGATCTTTTGGTAAAATCTGGTTCTGCTAATAGAGAGGTATCTCTTGCTGCTAATGCAGAATTTGCAAAAGCACTAGAGCTTCCACTTCGTCAAGGTTTGTTGAGTGGTGATATTCTTGATGGTATTTTTGAACCCATTCAATTGGCTCAAAGTGCTACTCCTGAATTCCCACTAGATTTCTTAGCTCCTGGAACAGAAAAAGACTTTGTTGCTTATACTGTTCCTAATCACGGCTATATTCCAGAACGTCATGTTGAAGGCGATTACGTCATGGTTCCAACCTATGACATCGGAGCTAGTATCGACTACTTACTAAAGTATGCTCGTGATGCTCGCTGGGATGTTGTTGGTCGTGCCATGGAAGTGCTAGAAGGTTCATTCGTCAAGAAGATGAATGATGACGGCTGGCACACTGTTCTTGCCGCTGGTGTTGATCGCAATATCGTAGTTTACGATAGCGATGCTACAGCTGGTCAATTTAGCAAGAGATTGGTTTCTTTGATGAAAACAGTCATGAGACGTAACGGCGGTGGTAACTCCGCTAGTAATAATCGTGGTATGTTGACCGATCTTTATGTTTCACCAGAGGCTATGGAAGATATTCGTAATTGGGGTATCGACCAAGTTGATGAAGTTACTCGTCGTGAAATTTATACTGCTGCTGACGGTACTCTTAACAGAGTATTCGGCATCAATCTTCACGATCTTGATGAACTTGGTGAAGGTCAAGAGTATCAACTATTCTATAGCAATACTCTTAGTGGTAGTCTTCCTGGCAGCAAACTAGAAGTTGTTGTTGGTCTTGATCTTCGCAAGAGAGACAGCTTCATTATGCCAGTTCGTCAAGAAGTTCAAATTTTTGAAGATGATACACTTCATCGTCAAAAACGAGCTGGTTTCTATGGTTGGGCAGAACAAGGTTTTGCTGTTCTTGATAATCGTAGAGTGCTACTTGGCGCTCTATAATATAACCATAATAACTTGATTATAAAATAGGGCTGGCCTAGTGCCAGCCTTATTTTTTAGGTGTATAATACATTAGTATATAACAAAGGAGATATTATGGCTTGGCAATCTGATATTATTAATTTAGTTAGAGTTTTAATAAATGATTTATCTGATAATCCTAGTTATAATGATGATAGATTAACACAAGTTATAACAGTAGCTGCTAGATATGTTCAGTTTGATGTTCAATTAGAAACAGAATATAATGTTGATAGTATAAATAATACCATAAATCCTGATCCCACAGCCAATAAAGACGAGATTTTTCTTTGCTTAGTTAGTTTAAAAGCAGCTTGTATTATTGATCAAAGTAATTTTAGAACCAGAGCAGCGCTAGAAGGTGTAAGGGCCGGTCTTGGTCCTGCTCAGTTAGCAATATCCAATCATTTATCAGGCTTTAAAGAAATTATACAGCACGGTCCGTGTCAGTTGTATAGCAACTTATCAGAACACTGGGATGTTCAACAAGCTACAGCAGTTGCTGCTATACTTAGTCCTTTTGTTGGCAATAAATTTGATCCATTTATGCTTATCGCCTACGATAATCATCGTCATAAAAATATGTTCTAGAAAGGGCATTAATGTCAGCCGCTAACTATAATTTTACTATAGAAAGAGGATCGTCTTTTAGAATATCATTAGTATATAAAGATGCTAATGAAAATCCTATTAATATTACTAATTGGTGTGCTAGATTAACTATGAAGACCGAATATTTATCTGTTAGTAAAAAAAGTCTAGCATCAACAAAAGTATATACTACCACTAATGCAGATTATTCATTATATAAATTTTATATAGATGGTACTGATGGTAGATTAACCCTATTATTACCATCTGATACTACCAATAATTTTGACTTTGATAGTGCTAAATACGATCTTGAATTACAATCACCAGATGAATTCTATGGAGATGGTGGTAATTATACTATACGATTACTTTATGGTGTAATAACAATTAAACAACGATATAGTAGTTCTGAAACCGCATTGGATTGTCAGACATGAGCAATATTATTGTTATTGAAACCTCAAATGAGGCCAATATAGTTACTGTTGAAGATCAGGTTTCATTAAATATTGAAGTTGTGAATACTGAAAAATTTTTAATTTCAGATTTACCAGACAATATTCCATTAACAAAAATCAAAAAGACTGGAGTTGATGGATTGGATTATTATTTAGATAATTATTTTTATGAACTAGACTGCGGATCACCATAACCTATAAAGGTACTAAATATGCCAATTAATAATTTAATTCAATTTAGAAGAGGATCAACAACCCAATGGAATAATGCCTCTGGTATTTTAGGACAAGGCATATTATATAATGGTGAATTAGGTTATGATACTACAACAAAAAGATTTAAGATAGGCGATGGTTCAACACATTGGGCCAGTGGACTACCATTTACGGCTATAGTACCAAGTGGCTTTTTAAGTAATAGTGGTGTTGGATTAATATTAGGACCGGATGGCTCAACACTTACTATTGGAGTAACAGGAATAGCCACCTCTCAAGTTAATAATTTTAATCAAGCAGTATTGGATCTTGTATCAGTCGCTTCTGTTGACGCAGAAGGCGTTCAAGATATTGTTGGTAGTGGAGACCATACAACTACCGGATTTTTACGCAACTGTACAGGGATAGCTTGGACATATGATGACAGTGCTGGAACCTTAAAAGCCTGTGTTACTGGCATACCATCAACTTTGATCACAGATTTTGCGAATGCGGTTTCTGATCAAGTAGACACAACTCTTAGTGCTGGTACTGGCATTGTTTTAAGTTATGATAGTAATAGTAATATATTAACTATTCATACCACAGGATATGCTTATACTAATCATACTCATTTATGGAGTAATATAACAGATGCATCTACCAAAGCCACACTAAATGAGTTAACATATTTATCTGGGGTTGTTGTTGGAACAGCATCGGCTAGTAGAGCTGTTGTACTGGATAGTAGTAAAGATATAACTGGTTTACGAAACTTAACTACTGATGGAAATGTTACCGTTGGAGGTAATCTGGTTGTTCAGGGTACTGCTACTACTGTTAATAGTACAACTGTTGATATTGGAGATAATATCATACAAGTTAATGTTTCTGGAACAGAAAGTTTGGGTGGATTGCAAGTTCTTGATCATGATAATAGTAAAGTTCATCAAATAGTTTGGGATATTAATGATAGTAGATGGGAATTT